CCACGCCCCGTGGTTCCCTATCGTCGTAAGTTTAAAATCCTGCTAGGAGGACTCCGCTGGTATTTTAATGACAACGGGACCATCGACTATCTTACCAACCCAAGCTATAACGCCGGTAGACTTGAGAAGTTCTACAGGGACCACCGGAAGTGGAAAGAGTTTGGGTACGAACATGAATGGATGGGTTCAATTGAACTCCGTTTTGAAAATCCTGTGAGTGTTCCGAAAGCCATTCCCAATTCCGGTGGCCTGATTGAAGAACTAGAAATCATGACCGTTCACCACAATCCTACATATAATGACTAATGGTAGATCAAACTAATATCGAAAGCTCGCAAGAGCTAGCACCCGACGCAGAAATTGTCCTGTTTGAGTTGACCACTCGGACGGGTGCAACCGTGTTCTTCAAATCCGGTCCAGAGCAGAGTTATCTCGGGGACCTCTACGAATCCGTACCTTGTGCATTAAGCGGGGAAAAGCGGACAGCAGACGGTAGCCCAGAGCGCCCATCGCTCACCATTGGTGGTGATGATGTTGATCTAGCTGCTCTTAAGCCCGCCCTCTTTTCTGGTCAGGTCGATGGGGGAACGCTGATCAAATACACTGTTGAGCTAGAAGATATGCTCAACAATGTAAACAATAAGATTGTCACTAAGTACAGTATTAAACAGGTAAAAGATTACAACCGATTCAGCATTAACCTAGTGTTGGGTCGCTTTAGTCCTAACTCTTCAACTACCATCCCGTACGTCAAGTACACTAGACCGGCCTATCCTCATGTCAAACTTTGAGACTAAACAATTTGAAGGTAAGCTATTTAATCTTGGTAAGCAGGATTGCTTTACTACTGTCCGAGATTTCTACGAGGTCAACTTCGGCATTGAGATGCCTGACTTCGCTCGCCCGAATGACTGGATCGCTGACGAGGATGATTTAATTGCTGAATACTGGCCAATCGCTGGATTCAAAAAGCTGGACGTAGACGAGAACTGGCCACCCCGTCCTGCGGACCTCTTGGTCTGCACCGTGGGAGGTTCAACTCCAAACCATCTGATTGTCTTCTTGGGTGGGAACGAGATTCTGCACCACAAGGCTAACGTAATTTCAAGCAAGGAAATGATGCGCCCGGCTTGGCGTAGATACACAGCTTACATGTTGAGACATCCTGATGTTCCTGATATGACGGAAAAGAAACCGACGAGAACATTGATGGAGGCCTATGATGCAGGACTTGTTTGATTATTACGAGGGAGACACAGAACGTTGCGGCTTCATCGTAGGTGGTGAAATTATTGAACTCAAGAATATCCACCCCGAACCTACCAATGGATTTCAAATTGACGACGAGGACATTCTTCGTTATATCAATGACATTGAAGCCATCTGGCACACTCATCCCAGTTCCACAAGTGTCTTGAGCGGTGAGGATAAGCAGTACATCGCATGGTGGCCTAACGTGGCCCACTACATCATCGGTGCTGATGGTATCAGTGAATACAAAGTCGAAAACGGAGTCGTACTAAATGCAAATCACACTTCACGGTAAGTTCGCAGAGGACTATGGCAAGGACCATACGATCCAAGCGGGTTCCGTGCGTGAAGCTGTAACGGCTCTCACCCGACAGATTGGCTTCTATGACGACCGCCTGATTGTGGATCGTCCTACTGCCGTTATCGTGGGGCATAAGACAGAGGAATCTCTGGACGAGTGCCCAGAAAAGATCGACATTGTCCCCGCCGTTCAGGGTGGCGGTGGTGTCGGGAAGGTTCTTCTAGGTGCTGCCCTTATCGGTCTAACTATCATCAACCCTGTTGTTGGGGGTATGATCCTCAGCCAAGTGGGTGTCAGCATGGTAGCCAGCCTTGGTATCGGTCTTGTTCTCAGTGGTCTTACACAGCTTTTCACTAAGGCCCCATCTCTCTCGAAACCGTCTGATCCAGACGCGTCAAAATACCTAGGTCTAACCAACAACACGACGCAGATCGGTACACTACGTCCGTACTCAATGGGCAGAGTTAAAGTGACAGCCCCGCACCTTCTGGCGCTAAATGTCGATTCCACAGACCTAGTGAAAGGCGAGTTTCCTGCATGAACAAAATTGATATGATTGAAGACCTCAAGCGTGTAGCTTCTGAGGTTGACCGAGATATGCCTACTCGAACGCAGTATCGTAATCTCGGCTCGTTTAGCGACCACGCAATCAAAACCGGCTTCGGCACCTTCCGTGCTTTTCGTCGGGCTGCTGGATTAGAAGAACAGAACGGTGCTCGTAAGGACCGACTGGCTTTGGCCCGTCACACCGATGCCGACCTGTATCGTATTATGAACATTGAAAAGGCTGATTATTGTGACAAGTTTCGCAAGCCTAAAGGCACACGTTTCCAGACTATGCTTGTCGCTTCGGACATTCATGACGAAGAGTGTGACCCTTTCTGGCGGCGAATCTTTATTGATACCGTTTCTCGTGTTCAGCCTGACACTGTCATTCTTGGCGGCGACGTATTCGATCTGGCTGAGTTTGGACGCTATGGTGTCGATCCTCGGGAATGGGATATTGTTGGGAAAATCCAATGGGTCCACACTTTCCTGAAAGACATTAGAGAAGCAGCAGCAGATACAGAGATTGTTTTCGTCGAAGGCAACCACGAGCATCGTCTCCTGCGTTACCTGACTGACAATGCTCCTGCCCTCAAGGTTCTGCTTAGTGACCTCCACGGTTGGAGTGTGCCGAAGCTTCTGGGCCTCGACAAGTTCGAGGTTCGCTATGTAGCTCGTGCAGACCTTGCCACGTTCAACAAGTCGAACGTGACTAAGGAGATTGCAAAGAACTACGAAGTGTTCCATGATTGCTTCCTCGTCGACCATTCCCCCAATGGTCGTAGCAAAGGTTTTCCGGGCGTCAATGGTCACCATCACCAGCACGTAGTTCATTCACAGTACAGCCACGTATTTGGCAGCTACGAATGGCACCAGCTTGGTTGTGGTCACCGTCGTCAGGCAAAGTATTGCGCCGGTGAAAAATGGAACATGGGCTTCATGACCGCAATGGTCGATACAGAAGAACAGGTGCCTTTGATGGACTATCACTTTATCAGCGACACGGCTCTTGTTCACGGCAAACACTACATGCGTGGTGAGAATGAGTAACGGTTTACAATAATACCGAAATCCGTTAAGTAGTCTGCATGGAAAGACAGATTCTTGGTGCGAAGGGTGGCGGTGGTGCTGATTTTATCACGAAGCCCGACACCCTTCGTTCTGACGACAGCTTTGAAATCCTTTTCGGCATGGGTTCGGGCCGCTGGAAAGGTATCGTTGACGGGCTGCAGGGAGTCCGCATCAATGGTGTTCCCCTTGAGAATCCTGATGGGACCTCGAACTTCAAGGACGTAGCCGTTCTCTTCGCAGACGGTAATCCTCTAGAAGATCAAATCGTAGACTTCAAGCTAGGTGGCGGTGGCGACATTCAGAGTGTCGGAGTCCAGCTATCAAACAACAGCGCCTCACAGCCAGGTCCTTGGGTATCGGCAGCTACCGCCACTCCTAATGCCGAATACATCGACATGCGCTTCGTAGTCCAGCAGCTTTTCAAGCAGGACGAAAAGAGCATTCGTGAGAATACCGCCAACATTGAAATCGAAATGCGTCCGTCGAATAGCTCGACATGGACCAATCCTTTCATTGGCACTCAGTCGAGCAACGTCAACTATGACCAGAATGGGTATAACACTGGCGGGGGCAAAGTAACTGGTACGGTTGTGTATCTTGCCAGAGAAATGTTCAACACGAGCGGCACTGGTTTTAAAGCCTCGGGCAATCCTTATCTAAAGATCACTGGTAAAACTTCCTCAGCCTACGTGAAGGAAATCCGTATTGCGGTTCCTACCGAGGGTAACTATGCTAATGTTACTTGGGAAGTTCGTGCCCGTCTACGTGAGAAAGACACAGTAGACCAAGGCGAGCTTCAAGAACGTCGAATCGTTGCTTTCGAAAGCGTTACCTCAATCATCAATGACAAGCTGGGAGACCATCCTGATTGGGACGGTCAGGTTTGGATGCAGATCATGGGCAAGGCAAGCGATCAGTTCGCTGGCTTCCCTGAAATTGAAACCATCTGTGACACGAAGATTTGTCGGACTCCTCCTATCTCGGTCTGGGACCCGGAAGCTCGTACATACACAGGTGTGACATGGGATGGTAGCTATGAAGAACACTTCACTACCGACCCTGCCTGGCAGATCAAGGAGTTCATCGAAGACCCTATTCACGGTGTTGCAGGACTGCAACCCGGCTCTACTCTCGACAAGTGGGATACTCTTGAAGCCTCGAAGTATTACTCGGAGCAGGTGCCTGATGGTCGCGGGGGAACTCATGCCCGTTTCAATCTGAATCTCACTCTTAACGAGGGTCGTGATGTCAATGAAATGTTGCAGTACCTTGCTGGTTCTGTAAACAGCTACATCGAAGACGTTGGCGATGGTCAGTGGCGTCTCATTGTTGACAAGCCAGAGACTCCTAAGGTCCTGTTCTTCGAAGGTAATATCTTCGGAAACTTCAACTACAGCCACTCCGACGTAGACACACGTTTCAATGACTGGCGTGGTACGTTCCTCAATGAGGACCTCGACTACGAGCAGGATACTGTTCGGGTATATGACCAAGGTGACATCGACGAGAATGGCACTCGCTTTACCGAGATTGCTCTCGTAGGCTGCACGAATCGTCAGGAAGCTCTGCGCCGCCTGATGTTCCGTATGCGTGTTGCTCTCAACGAATACAAGGTCGTAACCTTCACGACCAACCGCATCGGTCGTTATATCTCTCCGCTCGACACCATTCTGGTTGCGGACGAGGCTCTCAACGTTGATCACCTCATCAAGAGTGCTAGCCGTATCCAGAGCCACAGCGGAACCACAGTCACGCTGATGCGCCCTGTCCGTCTTGAGGTCGGGGTCAACTACACTATGGTATTCACCACAACCGACGGTGTTGTGGAGCGCACGGTAACTAACCTTGCTGGCGCTCGTGGTGACGTAACTCAAATTCAGATTGACGCTGCCCTACCTGCCAACGTTCTCAGTGACAGTGCTGTTTCCCTCGTAGCGGGTAACCTTCCGGCTAACCCTATCTCTTACCGTGTTATCTCGGTTGAGCGTAGTGAGAGCGACGAAGATGAGTATGCTATCGCTGCTGCTATCATCGACAGCGGTAAATGGAACGCTATGGACAACGTGTCCGAGAGTGCGATCCTTGCTCAGGAATCTTCACCAGAGATTGACTCTCCGACTGTGCCTGTTGATGGCATGTTCGATGTTATCACCTACACGACTGACTACCAGATTCGTCGTATTCTGCAGGTAAACTGGAACAGACCAGGTGGCATGTTCCTTTCAGGCTTCAAGGTTGAGTATCGCTACAACGAAGGTCCGTGGCGTATCCTTCACGAGAACCTGAACGACAGCGTGATCGAACTGGAAGACCCAGAAGATGGCTTCTATACGTTCAAGATTACGGCACTGGACCGTAGAGGTATTCACTCTAATCCTCTCGTGGGCGAGTACGAAGTCACTGGCTCACAGGAAATCCACCCGCCGACTCATGTTCGAGGAACGGACGCTGAGAAGCCTGTCTTTGCCCCATACCCGGGATACCGCTACACGGTCACCGATGGGACGATCCCTGTTACCGAAGTATGGGATGGAACTCAGTGGGTTCCAGAGGGCAACCTCGTAACAGAGGGTAGCCACATCGGGGTCGAGAATGGTGCTACTGTAGGTATGACCCCCGCAGAGCAGGTAGTTGTCACCACGATTCAGGGTGATGTTACTCAGGCCAAGACAGACATCGGCCATCTGTTCACCACCTATGGCTCTACCGCTGATGCTGCTACGAGTGCTGCCGCTGCGGGAGCGGCTCGTGATGCTGCTCAACTAGCTAAAACTAACTCAGAAGCCGCTAAGACTGCTGCCGAAGCAGCCAGAACTGGTGCAGAAACCGCTCAAAGTGACGCTATTACAAAGGCTAACGAGGCTGCAGGTTCTGCAACTACCGCCGCTGGTCACGCCACTACGGCTTCCAGCAAGGCTGATGCTGCAGCCGGTAGTGCCCTAAGCGCCTCTGGCTCTGCTAATGTTGCTACCAGCAAGGCTAACGAGGCTGCAGGTTCTGCAACTGCTGCTGCTTCCAGCGCAACCTCTGCTGCCTCAAGTTCTACTGCTGCAGGTACTTCTGCTTCTGCAGCTAACCAGTCCAAATTGGCTGCAGAAGCGGCTAGAGACAGTGCTGCAGGTACTTCTGCTTCTGCAGCTCTAAGCGAAAGCTCTGCTGCTGCTAGCGAGACCGCCGCCGGTCAAAGTGCAAGTGCCGCTG